ACTAGATACGGTATGATTGATAACCCATTCGCAGTTGACGCTGGTGCGTTAGCTGATAACAACGATGCTGGTTCTTCAAATACTGCATTTACTAAAGAAACTAACCAATATTACAGAAGAGTTAAAGTTGCTAACTTAATGTAATCAAGACTACCACACCACGGAAAAGGGGAGTTCGCTCCCCTTTTTTTTTGTTTATAAATAATAGTATGACAGACTTATCAGCAATAAACAGACAACCAGAAACGATAGATTACTCTGCACCAACGCAGTATAGATTTACTATTTTACAATTACCCAAAGTTCAGTTCTTTACTACTGCGTGTAATGTTCCAGGCATCAATATGGGTGAAGCTTTATTTCCAACTCCATTTAAAGACATTCCAATTTTACCAGATAAAATTACTTACGAAAATTTAGAGATTACATTTTTGGTAGATGAACATTTAGAAAATTATCAAGAACTTCACAAATGGATTCGTGCAATAGGATTTCCAAAACAAAGAAGTGAGTTCAAATCGTTTAGAGAAGATAATGTAGATAGGTTTCCTACTGCAAATACAAAGAGTCAAGCATCAGATAGTGTTAAACCTAGAACTCCAGATAGTGCAATGTACTCTGATGCAACATTAACAATATTGTCAAATAAAAATAATCCAGTTTTAAATATATTATTTTCAAATGTATATCCAGTATCTTTATCATCATTACAATATACGAATGAATCTAGTGATACTGAATATCTAAGTGCAACTGCAACATTTCAATATCAAATATATGATTTTGAAAATTTAAAAAAATAACTTGACAATTTTTATATAATGGTATATAATACATTATGGACTTACATAAAATACAAGAAATGTTTGATAAAGACTCTAAGATTGATGAAACAAACATCAACTTTGAGGAAACAAGGTCTCCAGCTTTACTAAATAAATATTTAAAGTTATATAATAATTTTAGATTAATGTTAAGTAAAACTGAGAGTGATATGAAATTGTTACGAAAACAAAAATGGGAATACTATTCTGGTAAATCTGAAAAACCATTTGAATTAAAAGTATTAAGACAAGACATTCCAACATACCTCGAATCTGATGAGGATATGATTAAATTACAATCCAAATTAGATTATCTAAAAGTTGTATCAAGTTACTTAGAGCATATAATTAAAAATTTACACAGTAGAGGATTTCAATTAAGAAATATAACTACTTGGATAAAATATACGGAAGGTGCATTATGATAACAGACAATCATTATTTTTTTTTTAAAAGTGCATTAAATGACCAACAATGTAATGCAATTATTGAAAGAGGGCTGTCAGATATGACATTGACAGAACAAAAAAGAGGTAAAAGTGCAACTGATGCCACTACTTTTGATTTTAGACAAAAAGGTGGTGAAACATCAAATGCTGGTAATACAGCTGCAAATCACTTGACTGCTGAAGGTCGAAGAAAAAAAGGTCTTAAAGAAGAAGAAATATATGTTAGAGATACTAAAGTAGGTTGGTTAGCAGATAAATGGATTTATGATTTAATACATCCATTCATACACGAAGCAAATAAAAGAGCTGGTTGGAATTACGAGTGGGATTTTTCTGAAACTTGTCAATTTACAGTTTACAACCCAGGCCAGTTTTATTCATGGCATACTGATGGTGGTTCAAGACCATATATACCTTTTGACCCAACTGATGAAAAACAAAGAAGAAAAAATCCAGATGGTTCATGGATGATTGCAAAAGACGATAATGGTAAAGAAGTAAAGTTTGATAAAACTTACAGAGATGGTAAGTTTACTGGTTTACCTAGATATGTTCCAGCGCCTGGGTTTGTAGATAATCCAAATCAATTTATGAAAACTAGAAAACTTTCTGTTACAGTAAATTTAACAAATCCAAAACATTATAAAGGTGGTAATTTAAAATTTGATTTCGGGCCACACGCTGGCACTAAAAGATATCACACTTGTACAGAAATAAGACCAAGAGGTTCTATTATAGTATTTCCATCATTTGTACACCACTTGGTTACACCAGTTACTGAGGGTACTAGATATTCATTAGTAATATGGAATTTAGGAAAGATGTTCAGATGATTGATACAGTAAAATTTTTCAAAGAAAAAAAATATGTTCTCATAAAAGAGATGATACCGAAAGATATTGCAAAAGTAGCAACTCAATATTCTCATTATGATAGAGCAAGTAACTTCCAACCAGAAACTGAAAATGCACAAATACCAGGCAGTCATAGTGTTTATGGTGACCCACTTATGGAAACACTTTTAAATTTTGGTAAAAAGAAAATAGAGCAATCTACTGGTTTAGAACTATGGCCCACCTATTCGTATTATAGATTATATAAAATAGGTGATGTTTTAAAAAGACATAAAGATAGACCATCTTGTGAGGTATCTATTACTTGTTGTTTAGGTTATGATTATAAAGATAAAAAAGATTATAACTGGGGAATGTTTGTTGGCCCAGAAAATGGTGAGAGAGGTGCAAAAGGAAAGATGATTCCAATGGAGCCTGGAGATGGAGTAATCTATCGTGGTTGTGAAGTTGAGCATTGGAGAGAAGCATTTGATGCACCAGAAGGTGCATGGCAAACACAAGTATTTTTACATTATGTTAACAAAAATGGCCCTTATGGTGAATTTTGTAAATTTGATAGTAGACCAGCATTAGGTTTACCACATACTACAAAAGATAAGGAAAAGGTTAGAGCTGCATCAGAAGCAGATGCAAAATTAAAACATCATCAAGACTCTTTTCCAGATTTAGATAATAAAGAAGTGCCATATGAAAATTACAAAAAAAAATGAAGTATACTTACAAATTGAAACAGAACCACATATCGCAAGAGAACTCTCAGAATACTTTACCTTTGAAGTGCCTGGTGCAAGATTTATGCCCAGTTATAGAAATAAAGTATGGGATGGAAAAATACGATTATACTCAGTTGCTACTGGACAAATCTATGTGGGATTATTACCATACATCAGAGAGTTCTGTAAGCACAATGACATTAGATATGAACTATTATTTAATGCAAGACCAGAGGATATAGATGAGTCAACAATTAATACATTTATTAAACATCTTAAAATACCATACAAAGCTCGTGATTATCAGATTTCTAGTATTCTTTGTGGTGCCAGAAAATGTCGTAGTCTTTTTGTTTGTCCTACTGCATCTGGTAAATCGTTAATCATATATGGACTTACTAGATGGTGTCATTACAAAAATCTTAAAACTTTAATTATTGTTCCAACAACAAGTTTAGTAGAACAGATGTATTCTGATTTCTTAGATTATGGTTGGTTAGAATCTTATATGCAAAAGATTTATCAAGGGCACGATAAAAAAGTTCACAAAGATGTTGTCATATCTACATGGCAATCACTCTATAAATTTCCAAAAAAATATTTTGAACAGTTTGGTTGTGTTATAGGTGATGAAGCTCATACATTTAAATCTAAATCACTTACATCTATTATGAATAAATTACATTTATGTAAATATCGTTTTGGTCTTACTGGAACATTAGATGATTTACAAACACATAAACTAGTATTAGAGGGTGTTTTCGGAACAGTTAATAAAGTAATATCTACCAAAGAACTTATGGAAAAGAAAACATTATCCAATCTTAAAATAGATAGTTTAATATTAGGATATGATGAAAATGAGTGTAAAATAGTAAAAGATTTAAAGTATGCAGATGAAATAGATTATATTGTCAATCACAAAAAAAGATTAAATTTTGTGAATAAATTAGTTAAACCTTTAAATGGTAACACATTAGTATTATATCAATATGTAGAGAAACACGGAAAACCTTTATATCAGCTTGTATCCGATACTTACAAAGATAGAAAAGTATTTTTTGTTAGTGGAGAAGTTGATGCATTGAAAAGAGAAGAGATTCGTGCAATTACAGAACAATCAAAAAATGCAATCATCATTGCATCATATGGAACATTCTCTACTGGTATTAACATAAAGAATTTACATAATATTGTTTTTTCTTCACCCTCTAAAAGTAAAATAAGAGTATTACAATCGATAGGTAGAGGATTAAGATTAGGTAGTGATAAAGATAATTGTAAGTTATTTGATCTTGCAGATGATTTTACATATAAGAGTAAACAGAATTTTACACTTAGACATTTTATGGAACGAATAAATATATACAACCAAGAACAGTTTGACTATACAATACATAGGATAAAATTATGATAACAAAGGAAGATTATATAAATTTAAAAGAAATGTGGGATTATCAAAGAATGTTAGAATATAACAAAGAACAATTAATGAATAAAATTAGTTCATTATTGGATAATACATTTATAGCTGATGTAACTGAAGAAGAAATGTTTGAAGTATTTTGGAAAAAAATAAAAGAAAGAGATAAATTTGAAGAACCACCTAAAGCCTGGATACCTAAAAATGAAAAATTAAGGAAATGGGATGAACAATAATCCTAGAATATTAAAACTATCTAATGGTGATGAAATAATCTGTATGGTACATGATACAGAAAATAATTATTTAAAGATTTCTTTACCATTAAAATTAGTTAATATGACAACTATGAATAAAAAAGGTGAATACGAAGAAAATCTTGCACTTCGTAAGTGGGCTACCTTTACTGATGAAAAAACATTTGCAATAGAGAGAACTCAAGTTGTTATGCATCATAGTGTAAATGTAGGGTTAAGTAAGTATTATATGTATATAGTAAAAAGGTTTAAAGAATTTGATAATTATTCTTCTTTAAGTAAAGATACTAAACAGTTAGAACCAACACTAACTGAAGAAGATAAATTTGAAAATGCAGTTGAGGAATATTGTAATTATTATTATGAAGATAATGAATCTAAAAAAAAGAATTAATCTGTCTGAAATCAAGAATAGTATAACTCAAAAAGTAATGTCTGTCAATACTAAAATAATATATTTAGTAAGGTTGACTTATTTAATTAATTGTGGTACTATCACTCAAGGAATATAAATGGTTGCAAAAGCAAAACACTATGTAAATAATAAAGAGTTCTTACAAGCTATAATAGAATGGAAAGAAAAAGTTAAAGAGTCTGAGTCTGCTGGAGAAGAACAACCACCAGTAACAGATTATATTGGTGAATGTTTTATGAAGATAGCACAACATTTATCATTTAGACCCAACTTTATAAACTATTCTTATAAAGAAGAAATGATAGGTGATGGTATTGAAAACTGTTTACAATATGTAAATAATTTTAATCCAGAAAAATCAAAGAATCCTTTTTCATACTTTACACAAATAATATATTATGCATTTATTCGTAGGATACAAAAAGAAAAGAAACAAACACATACTAAACATAAGATTATAGAAAAAAGTATGATGCCAACCTTTGACCAAAATCCACTAGATGATACAAATTATGGTAATCAGTATTTAGATTATTTGCAAAAGAATATGTTACCAACAGATGGTGATGTTTATAAATCAAAATCAAAGAAAAAAGAAACTAAAAAAAGTTTAGAAAATTTTTATGAGGAAGACAAATGAAGTATAAAATAGTAACATCTGATACTTGCACATATTGTGTTATGGCTAAAAAACTAATGGAGAATTTTAATATTGATTATGAAGAAGAAAATATATCAAAAGATAAAAATCTTGCACAAACAATAAAAGAAAAATACAAAACAGTTCCACAAGTATGGAATGAAAAAAATGAACACATTGGTGGATATTCAGAATTAAGAACTCATGTGTATTCTCAATGGGATAATGTAGACGGATATAAAGGAGATTAATATGTTCAGTTTTATAATAAATTTATTTAAATCAAAACCTAAAGCAATAAAAAAAACTAATTTAGTAATGATGACTAAAAAAGAGCTAGAAAACTTAGGTCGTAAACATGGTATAGAGTTAGATAGAAGATTTACTAAAAGTGACCTTGTTGAAGAACTCTATGAACATTTAAAGAAGAAACAATAATGTACGAGTATAGATGTGAAATAGTAAGAGTCGTTGATGGTGATACTGTT